AAGGTGATTTAATAGTATCAAGTGATACTCTAGGTGTAGCAATATCATGGAACGAAGAGAAAGATCCGCCGGCAGGTTCGATTATCGGTAAATCGGTAGAGACTAAGAATACAGAAGGAGAAGAAATGATTGAAGTAGTAGTAGGGGTTAGATAATATGATGCCAGTACCACAACGATATAGGACGGATTATGATGGTGAGTTTGTTATTACTAGCACTATCTATAGGCAAGGAAAGAAAGAACAAATTCGCGAATGGGTCGACAATCCTATTTCAAATGAACATGAAAGCAACAGAGCTGTATGTATTGTTGATGGAGTTAGTACACAAGGATTTTTGTTACATACACTAGAGCATCATAAAGGCGGACTTCTTGCTAGCAAGCGTATGCAATCCTATGGTGTACAAGAAATGTACAAAAGGATGAATTGTGATTTTCTTATTGCTAAAGGGCAAGATATGTTAGACGAAGTTATAGAATCTAACTATTGGAAAGATAACATAGTATATACAACTGCAACACACTGTATTGTAAACCCAGATATGTTTTATTTAGTGCCGCATAGTATTAAAATGATGCCGCAAGTAACTGCTATTTGGTTAGCATGTTTCGACGGGCACGAAGAAATCTTCTTGTTCGGATATGATGAATATACTGAAGATGGATCAAGTCAAGAAAAGATGATATATGGTGCTAATTCAGTAATGAAAGCTTATCCTGATGTTAAGTTTTATCATGTTATTAAAATAGGAAGTACTCCTATTCTTTGGAAACATTTACCAAATTTACAGACAATGAACATATCAGAGTTTGTTTCTTATACTGATACGTAGATTTCTTCTACGGTTTTAATCCTTTCGTATATTTCTTCAATTTTTAACGTAGCCCATAAACCTGGGTGTAATGGCTTAGGTATTATTCCTTTGTTGATCCAAGCATACCCATGATGTTCATCGTTCAAATTTGGCGTAAATTCTTTGTCTAATAAGCAGAAAAATGTGTGGTAATAGAAACTATCGTTAGTGCCTGTAAACTTCTCAATTGGTATTAACTTAGTGTACTCTGGCATCTTTCCCATTTCTTCAGTACACTCTCTAGCAATAGCGTCAAACAAACTTTCATTGCGTTCTACTTTGCCTCCAGGAAGTCCCCAGTGGTTCGGATACTTCTTATCGTTTCGTAGTAGGTAAAGGTAACGTTGTGTATCTTTAGCAAAGAACCATACGCCAACAGCCGAAAGCGTATTCAAAGAACAAGACTCCAATCACCACCTGCGTAAAGACCTTCATATGAACGTAGCCATTCTGTGCCTGTCCATCTATATTGTATAGTGGTTGTTATGTTAGTAACATGTTCTACAATTGTCGAAGCACTAGCATCAAAGATAACATTCCATTTAGTACCATCGTATTCGATGATATCGTTTATATTTGCTATTATCTGTGTGCCGTCTGTTCCTTCCCAAGCATCAGCGAAATCTGTGTTTGCTAATTCACCAGTGCCTTCTGTTAACAAGTAACGCTGTCCCGGACTAGCAACAGGGAATGTAGTTGTTCCTGATAGTACACCTGGACCACTACGTAAAGGATTAACAATGGCATCAACCGCAAGCAATGTATTTTCTGGCAACGTGTCAGAGTCGATAGTAAACAACATAATGTTATCATCTGTTGGGTGGAACGCTATTGTTCCTATGATTTCAGCATCGTTAACGCCGTTATCTAGTCTAATTTGACTGATTCCATTCTCAACTACGCCATACTCTTCTGTAATTGCGTGCCATAGTAAAATACTGTCTTGGAAATTAACAGGGTCAAATGAACTGCTTTTTGGATCCTCTATAGCGTTTAGATCTAGCAACTGTATTTGGTTACCTATTAGCAATAGCTGATAACCGTGTGGTGTGATTTTTGTTCTAGTACCAAGTAGTAAGTCATCACTGTTTAATGCATCGAATGCATCTAAGTTATCATCGTATATACCGGCAATAATTTTGTGTATAACACCCATTTTAAGAACTTTAGCTGGTAAGCTAAGCCATATAGGCGTAGTGAATTCCATAGTAGCAACATCAATAGGGTTATCTGTACCTATTGGAATACTACGTGAACTCCATGTAACATTGTTTAGCTCAACTACACTAAGACTTGTCCAGTCTAAGTAGTTGTCTGTACTCTGTATTTCTAGCGACGGATTAAACAACGGAGCAATTTGCTCAATTAGCTGTAACTTTTGATTAGTGTTAGACGTCCATATATCTAGTGATAAGTTTAAGTTATATGGCGAAGGCATTCTTCTTTCGACTGTAAATGCGTTAGCTTGCGAAGTGTCATATGTCTCTGAAGTTTCATTGTATTCTCTTTGTCTTACTTGTACCTTGCCTACGAATTGTGGTTCTTGTACTCTATCTCTAGCATATTCTAACCCACTAATGTAAAACGTCATTAACGGTGCCGCCGGCATATTAGTTGCAGAGTTATTCTGCATTATGTTTTGTACCTGTCTTGACGAGTCTCCGTATCGTACAGGTACTCGCAATAATGTTATATTGCCGTTATCGTCGCGTCCGTATTCAACTTGGAAGTTGCTAAACATTCTAGTGAACTGTAATAAGAATCGTCTTATTTGTTCGTCGTAATGAAATTGATTTAGTGCCATATTATAATCTTCTTATTGCTCTTACAAAATTAACTGTTTCTTTGTCGTCGTCATTTATTAGATGATCTGATGTATGTACTCCAGACACAACTACAGCATGTTCAATTGGTCCTAACGTTCCACTAACAACATTAATAATATCAGAGGTCCAGTAATGATAGCTTTTAACTTGTCTATTAATTGAAGCAGTATCAGTATTTAAAAAATTATAGACATTACGGAATATAAACTGTAATTCTAGTGATGTAGGTAGTACCCAATCATTCTCAATATTATTTCGATATTCAGTAGCAGATCCAAATGATTCATACCATCTAACTCTGTCGGTGCTTACATTTCCTAACGACACTATTAAGTTATCAGTACCGTTGTTACCAGCAAACATGCCGCCGTCTTGTAGGTTTCCTATAGCCATTAGTTATCCGCTGAAGGTTTAAGTAAATCTGAAAGTCCTTGCAATGTAGGAGTATTTCCACGATCGCTAGTTTTAATTGTAGATTTATCATTAACAAATTCGTTACGTTGTGTTCTATTATCTGGACCTAAGCTTAGATCAGTTCTTACACCATCTTCTATTTTAATCCAACGGTTACCATCGTACCTAAATAGTCTATTAGGGAAGTAATCTAAACGTAATACATAATCTCCTTCTATAGCATCGGGTGGGAATACTGTTCCCGGAGTAACTGGCAATCCGTTAGGTGGAACACCTTCTCCTGTTAAGTATCCTTTAAGCCAACCGTTTGCTTGCGGGCTTTCTTTTGTTCTGTCAGAAGTTACTGTACCTTCATCAGCAGTAAGAACTGTGCTGTCCGTTGACAATCCCGTTCCGTCTAGTGGAGTTCCTGTTGTATCCTGTGCTTCTATATAAAATTTACTAACATCATATCCGCTAAATGGTAATTCAGCAACTGCTTTAGCAAGAACAGCATCATTAATTTCTAAGTCTTTGTTGTATGTAGTTAGTAAGTCATTTAATGTACCACCTGTAAACGCATCAACTGTACAATCTGTAGCATCATCTGCTGTTGTTGAACTATCGGTAGTAGCGCAAATGCTAACCGATGTATCTTCAGGGTTAGCAAAGCCGTCAAGCACTCCTTTGTACTCTTGACTTCCTACTAACGGTGTTGCTTTGATACGCCATAAGTGCGGGCGCCATGTTTGACTAAATCCTTCACTAGCATAAGAGGCATCTTGAACAACATATAATTTTGGTAGTACTGTTGATATAGTTTCGTCTAACGGATGGTAATCTTTTAAGTTGGGTACCTCTATTACATCGCCTGACATAATCTTGCGTGTAAAGGTGTCGATCATAGTGTTATAGTGAAACGTAATGAACAGAGTATCCTGTTGTAAAAATAGTCCAAATTGGCTTAAGTCGAAATCAATATCTTGAACGTTGTACACACCGCGTATCTGATAAACATCTGGATCGTAATTCCTATCACGATTCTCTAATAAGAACAAGTCCTCAACTGATGTTACGTCCGGATCGATTCCTCCAGGTTGTGTAGCATCAAAGTTTTCATCAGTGCTAGAGATAGTAGCATCACCTGTAGAAACAGGCCCTAAGTACTTATGTACAAGTATGTCTAGCCCGCCAACAGTGTACATTTCAGATATAGTTTTATCTAAAAATTTGTAGTCGTTTGTTGCCCTGTTCCCTTTCCAAAGACTTAATCTTGGCATGTAACCTCAGTAGTTATTTTTCTTCTATCTGTATTTATGCGGTTTTTCCTTACATAATTTACGTATGAATTGTATAATCGCATAAAATATAACAAATTGAATAACTAACTGTTAAACGGAGTAGCAAAAGCTTAAATGGTACGAGGAAAAACATTAGATCAGAAAGGATTAGGACGGGAACCTACTTGGACTTCTGACACACAACCGTCTGAAGAAACCCGCAGGTCTACGAGGATAAAAGCATTCAATTGGTTTAACTATTTTCATAATGCTAAAGATGCTAAAGGCATGATATATCTGTTCTTAACGAAAGATGGTCGCAAAGACGATGCTAAATTAATTAAAAAAGTTTCCGATAATAGCATTAATAAGTCGTTTGCTTGGTTAATGCAACTGTCGTTAAACGGACTTGAATTACACAAGACAGAAAAAGAAGAAATAGAGATAGAAATTAGTAGACTTAAACATCTTGGTAAAGAATCTATAAAAGAGAAAGCAAAGAAAGAAGAAACTAAACCCAATAAACCAAATGTACAAGAAATAATGAAAGCAAGAGCAATGTTGGTAGGAGGTGATCTAGAAGCATTACTAGATGATTACATTGAGCTAGGTGTGCCGTCAAAACATAAGATAAAACCTATAGGTACATTAATGACAAGTACAATGTTACCACAACATGTTCCGTTGTTAATTCAGCCGTGGGAAGACAGGATTGC